CGATCTTCAAGAGTTTTAAAACTGAACTCTGTCAGTAATTTATCTTTGCTATAATCTATTTTCATTAGAATTTTCCTTGTAAAGTTTTATTTATAACTTCTTTATTTTCCTCTCCGATCGCATCTTCACAGTAAGCTAGTAAATCCATAAGTTCAACATTTTGTAGAAGTTGTTCTGCATTTTCGTTGACCGCTTGAATATATTTATACTTGCCTTCTATTGGGCATGCGTCATAGATGTCAAATACTGTTCCATATTGTTGCATTAACTGGACAGCACGTTTTGGACCAACACCTGGTACTCCAGGTACATTGTCTCCTTTATCGCCTGTAAGACACTTGAAAGTGATATAATCTTCTATTTCAAAATCATAGTGTTCATCCCAGTTGTGTACTGTTGTTTCTTTTCGAGTAACTGTACTAAATCTCGAAACTTTGTCATTGATTAGTAAATCCCAGTCTTTATCAGATGAAATTAACCAGCAATCATCAAAGTCAAAGTTCTTTGTAATATAGGCAGCAATATCATCAGCCTCTACACCTCGAAAGTGAAAAACTGGATATTTTTCTTTTATAAGAGTAAGAGTGTCTTGAAATTCTGCCATAAACATTTCAAATTCTTTTGCCTCTTGCTCAGTTTGTTCTGCATATCGTTCTTTACGATTTGCTTTATATTCGGGGTATATCTCTTTTCTGTAAGAGCTACCGCCATCAGCACATACGATAATCGTACCTGCTTTGTAAGATTTTGCTAGACTTTCGATTGTTCTAATGTAGTCATACTTAAAATCAAGTATATTTTGATGTTTCCATCTAAATGCTACATTTAATCCATCAACTATCAGCAAGTTCCCAATCGGAGCAGGGGCTCCAAGGTTCGCAATTGTAGTCGCCATTTGTAAACTTTATCTCCTCATTTTCTAGCCAGGGTTCTGCGAGAGTTATATATGCACCCAGCCAGGCAATATGCATATATCGCAATGTATTTTGTGGTCTTCGTACTGTTGCAACGAAGAACTTACCATAGTTCTCACGAAAGATGAGTAAAGGTTCTTGTTCCATGTCTTGTGCTTGTTTGCATAATTTGCTCCACCACTTAAAAAGGTTATTACTCTTTTGGGTAAATATCTTTGAGTTAAAGCCACTATCTTTGTAAAACTTTACTTCTACACAAAATATATTATGTTTGCCATGGACTCTTAGGTCTCCTTTTATTTTACCGCTACCAGAGCCTGGAGTTTGTTCCCATTTTTCTTGTGTTATTCTATCTAACATAGAGATTACTTGTTGTTCACCTCTATTTCCTTTTTGTCGTGAATTAACCATCTAATTTACTTACTTCATCTTCCTTAATTACTTCTATCTTCTCTAGGAGTGGGTGTGTCCAACCATGGGAGACTATATATGTATTCAAATTTTCTTCTTTCAACAGTATTTCAACCAATCTTTCTTTTCCTAATTCATCAAGAACGTTGGTAACTTCGTCTAGAAATAGAATGTTAATTTGAGACTTGGAAATACTACTCATTAGTTTACGTATTGCAAGAAGTGTGGCAGTATTTACTCTTGCTAACTCTCCTGCACTCAGTGATAATATATCTACTGATTTTCCATTATCTTCTATAATTACATTCAATTTGTCATTTAGAACTACAAATTCTAGACTAAATCTACCATCACTAAGCTCTGCTAGATATTCGTTTGTAAGTTCTTCTAAATCTTTTACAAGATTCTCTATTTTATATGCAAGTAGTCCATTTGTACTAAATGCTTTTTTCAATATTTCAACACTTGCTAACTTATCCTCTACTTTTTCTAAATTTTCAATAAGTTCTGCAAGTTCAGTTTCAAAATTTGTTTCTTGCTCTACAATAATAGCGATACGAGTGTTATGTCTTTCTACATTATTGTTGTGGTCAATAGCTTCTCTTAAATCAGTTTGATACTGCTTGTACTGATTACTTAATTCAGCTATTCTGTACTTCAGCTCTTCAGCGTCAGGAATATCACTACTTAGGTTTTGGTCAATACTTCTGTATGTTTCTTCCCAGTGCTTAATTCCTCTTTTTGCCGATTCATGAATTGTATTCTTCGTCTTGACCTCTGTAAGCCGTTCAGTTTGTTTTTGTATTTCCTTTTCACAATATTCCACCGTTTTTAAATGCTTTGCCATCTGTCCTTTAATAAAATCAATGTTTACATCTTCGCCACATGTAGGACATTCGTGCGTTTCTAAGTCTAATAATCTTTGATACTTGTCGTACATTGATTGTTCATAAGCTTGCTCACTTTTCCAAGTAGCAATACTTTCAATATATTGAGTTGTATCAAGTTTTTCAGGGTGTTCAGCCAATAGTCTTCTATGTTCATGAATATCTATGGACTCTAATTCCTTTCTGTAATAATTATTTTGATTAATTTTTTTGATATTTTCGGAGATATTTTCAAACTCTATTTGTAATGAACGTAAAGTTTTTCCATCTTCTTCTGAATATTTTGGTAAATCCATTTTTGATAATAGTGATGTATCTTCCAATTTATTGTCTTTTAACCATTTTTCAATAGTTGCAATTTTCCCATCTACTCGTGCAACATCGGAACCAAGGGTTCTAGATAATTCACGAAATACATCAAAATAAGATACATACTTATCTAACTGTAATAAATCAATCAAAAACTTCTTACGGTTTGTGTCGGTGGCCGTAAGAAATTGTAAACTTGCATTGGTGTTTTGATAGACAATCTGTGAAAAAGTCTTAAAGTCTATCCCAATAATTTCTTCTAATGTTTTATAGGTATTTGTCGCGGTGTGCGAAGAAATATCCTCACCGTTTTTAAGCAATTTAACTTTAATATTTGCACGTCTAACCACGTCAATGTGATAAGAGTCTTCGTTTACTGTAAAATCAAGAGCAATATCATACCCATTATTTACAGTTCGATTTGCAATATCTGCTTTTTTAATACCTTTGGAGTTTTTATTGAATAGAACTTCCTCTAAAATTAGAGGTATAGAAGATTTACCAGCACCATTTGTGCCGATAAGTTGTGTTAAATTGTCTCTATTGAGTTCTATTTCATTGTCTGAGCCGTAGCTGAAACAATTACTCCATGTTAGCTTCTCTAGCGTGATCACTGAATACTCCTATAATTTTTTTAACTTTATCTTCATCAAGTTCAAGTATGTAAGAGAGATATTCTCCTAACTCTTCCTCGATTGTCATTTCTTTGTCAAGTATGAGAGTTGCTTCTGTCTTTCTCTTGATAACTTTTTTATCAAGTAGGTCAGAATTTTTGACCCCGCTCAAGTCTGAAACATCTCCTTCAACTTCATAAATTGTATGGTGCCATTCTGTCTGCACCATTTCGTCTGTACTTGTAACTGTTTTACGAATTAATTGAGGCAAAGTAAATTTATGCCATGTCCAATCAAAATTTTCATCAATTACCAAGTATCCAGTTTTAACTTCGTTTCTATGAAATGACGTAGTCATAGGGCTTCCAGGATACACAATATTTCTTTGAGTATTCTCGTGAGCATGTAAGTCTCCTGCAAAAACCAACTTATACTTGTCAAATCTTTCTAAGTCTACTTCTGGTGTAACATGTGGTGGTATTTCTCCTCTCACATGAGTAAATAAATAATCTGCATTAATATTCTCTATACTTTTCTTTTTGTGTAAATCAGCATAAGGTAATATTGCCCAATTATCTTCATGATATGTTTCGGTAACTACTTCTACTAGAGGGTTTAATTCATTTGTCACTCTTATTAAATTATCAAAGAATGTTTTATTTTTTCTAGTAGCTTCATGGTTACCGTCATATATTATTGTTCGTACTTTTGTATTTTTTACAAAATCAAAGTAAAGTGTTAGTTCATCCATGGAAGGGACTCTATCAAACAAGTCCCCTCCAATGATGTGTAATTTTATATTATGTTTTTCTACAGCTTCTTCTATTTGTTGAAAAAATAACTCATATCTTGAGCATGCCCAAGGCATTGGTACGTTTTTCTGTCCCAGCTTTATATGCCAGTCTGCTGTAAATAAAATCATCCTACAAGTTCTTCCCCTGGTGTCCATTCACACCCTGTTAATCCACCTGCTTTTATAGCCTGTAGAGTTCTCAAAACTTCGTTTGCATTTCTGCCTGTGTCTAACGCGTTTACACTTACATGCTGTACTATATCATTTTTATCAATAATATAAGTTGCTCTGTAGCAAACACCTGCGTCTTCATGAACTATCCCTAGTTCTTCTGCAAGTCTTAATCCACAGTCAGCAGCAAGTGAGTGATTTATGTCTCCAATGAGTTCGTTATCTTTTTTCCAAGCTAACTTACAAAACTCATTATCCCCACTAATACCAATTACATTTGCCTCATCTACTAAGACGTCCATGCCCGCTATTTCAGTCGGGCATATAAACGTAAAATCTTTCGGATAAAAGTAGATTACGGTGTAATCGTGCTTTAACGGATCGTAGTGTTCTGTAACAGAAACTTCTATAAATTCGTTATCTTTATTAACACCCTGCAATTTAAATGCAGGAAACCTTTCTCCTACTCCTAACATTAGATATCAAACTCCTCATTAATTACTTCATCCGCATCAGAATTAGCAGAACCACTTCTGATTCTGTCTAACAGTTCTTTTTGTGCATCAGCAGTAGGTCTTGGTAGGACTTCATCCATTGACTTAAGATCAGCAATTAATTCTTGCTCTTCTTCTGTAAGTGGTCTTGGTTTACACTTAAGTGGTTGTAATTGATACTCCACATTGTAAGCCATTGGGCCAGTCTTAAGTCTTTTGAAGTAAACGTCCCAACCAGTATCTGGGTCGGCAGGATCGCCTAAATCTTCAGCTGCTAATATGATTTGCTCAAGTAATTTCTTTTTAAGATTAAGAACTTTTACTTTACCGCCATGTATACACTGAATAGCGTATGACCATGTGCATTTCATATCTGGATAATATTCTCTTACCCAATCTTTCTCAAGATTTGTAAATGCTTCCTTCTCTCTATCAAAAGATAGACATTCGAAAGGAACATTCTTATCATTCTCTCCTTTTAGCCAGTAAACATATCTTGCGCATACATCACCGACTAAACGTACTGTATTATCTCCTTCTACATATGTGTAGGATTCGATTTTTCCTTTTTGGGCTTCGCCCTTTAATTTATTAAATGTTAATGCCATTGCATTTCTCCTTTAGTGACTTCTTCAAATTTAAAATGTATTCTATCATTTTCAATCCATAGTAGTCTATTCTTTGTTATAATATCTTTCTCCCCAGTAAAGTGAAGAAAGTCCAGTGTGGTATCTTTTCTTTTTTGATACTCAAAATAATTGCGGAGTGAAGCGATACCTGCATACTGCGCAATCTCCACGTCTGAGTACTTATTTCTTTGAATGAGCAAAGGTTCAGGATTCAACAAAAAACTATCTCCATGGAAGCTTTTTGTCCAAAACTTGAATCTTCTATCATTTCTATTAATTGGAGGTTCTTTTCGATAAGTTAAAATGTAAAGGATGGTAACTATGTCACCAACTTTTCCTTTTGCTTCTTTTCTTATCTTTTTCCAATTATAGAGTATCATTATATCAAAAATTTAACCTAATGTCAAGAAGTATTTTTCGATGCTCATATCGTTTCAACTTCATAACCTTGTTTCATGTAATACCCCATTCTCGCATTAGCCTGACGTCTAGCTGTATTACCGACTAAGTGAATATCAACTATAATCGGTTGAGGTTTATCCTCATGTATTCTTATAATACGACCGACAAGCTGTGTAAGTAGGGGCTCGTTGTTTACTGGAGTTGCTAAAATTAAACAACTAAGACAGTCTACAGATATACCTTCTGAGAAGATACTCTGTGTTCCAAATAAAATATCTTTTTCTCCAAAAATTCCTTTTATCATCTTAGGTCTTTCTTCGTGTGGAACTTCTCCAGTTACACAAATAGAATTATCTCCCACAAGTCTATGACATTGTTTTAGAAAATCAACTCTATCTGATACTACTAGTACTTTATGCCCTTGAGCAGCATACTTGGCAGCTAGTAATGCCATCATATTTTGGTACTCCCAGTTATATGCGATTGCATTTATACGAGAAGCCCAAGGCGTGTTTGCACCATCTGGGAATCTTATTCCTGACTTAACAGTATGTACTTTTGGTACTAAGTAGTTCTCTTTTGGTGGTTTATACACATTTGTATTAAAGTAATCACGAAAGATAACATGACGTCCATCTTTTCTCTCCATCGTTCCCGTTAAACCGATTTTATATCTTGCGTTACTAGCGTCTACAATGCGAGTGAACGTAGGGCTACTCACATGGTGCATTTCATCAAGTATAATTGTTCCAAAAACGTTTTTTATATCGTCTATTTTTCTATATAGAGTTTGTACATTACCTACTACAAAAGAATGGTCAATATCAAATTGACCACTTCCTATGATTCCAGGTATGACTCCAAAGACTTTTTTTACTTCTTTTTCCCACTGCGATCGTAACGCTAAAGTATGCGTTACAATAAGTGTTTTTTGTTTTAATTTATTTGCGATAGCTAAAGCTGTAAATGTCTTTCCCCAACTAACCCAAGCGTTAACTATACAACTGTCATTGACATCGTCATATACCGACTGTTGCGAAGGTCGTAAAGTAAACTTAAAATCAAAACCTTCTATTGGTGAATCAACACGCTTATCAATTATTTCGTAGTCTTCTGGTATTAAATCCGTTCTTCCGATTGGTAGGGTAACTAAACCTTTTCTAACTATGCCCATATTCTTTATAATGAAAGGTGGGTCTAATGGATTTCTTGGAGGTATAGCATAAGTAAGTTCTTCGTCAAGTTTAGACTGTAAAGAAGCATTTACTTCCATGAATATTCTATTTCTTAAAACTGCCTTCATTTATTATTTATGTGAACTCAGGGCCGCTATACCATTGTACTAATGAGTAGCGAGTTCCTCTTTTTACATGAGAAATTCTATGAGTAAGAGCGGAGGGAAATACTATTACAGTACCTTGCAGTCTTAAGTCTATAGGAGTATCTAAAACTTCTGTTCCCCAATAACTTTTAATTTGTAAGTTTCCACCTTCGTAATCTTTAGGATTAGATAAGTTTACAGAAACTGATAATTTTCTATTTACTGTTCCAGGTGTATTAGTTACATCTCTATGCCAGTTATAAAAATAACGAGTTTTATATTCTCCAAATTGCACAGGTTCTTTATTTGTAATTGTAAAGTTCCAGCCTGTTTCTATATTTGCTAGAGAAACATAGCTTTGTATAATTTGCTCTACTGGGTGTGCATCAGGAAACCAAGCAACATTAGTTTTTCTATATGTTGCATCCATTCCTTTCTCTTTTGAATCTGGGGTGTAAATTCCTGCTTCTTCTATATCTAAGTTTTTACCCATCTCTATAATCTGTTCACATGCTTCTACAGGTATTCTATCTTCTGAATACCAAAAAGGGTAATTAAGTACTTGTCTCATATCTTTCTCCATGTATCTTTCTTCTTTTCATTACTATACTCATATATGAAAGAAGGTCGACCATCTATATAAGCAACTCCTGCATATTTTCCTTTTACAGGTCTTTTTTCTTCAAATGGAAAAGGTATATTCTCTATCCATATAAGTGTTGCTACATCTTTTTTATTTTGTCTTTCTATCTTTTTAAATTTAATATCTACTTTTTTGTTTTTTGTATATCGGAAAAATTTTCCATAAGTATCTATAAAGAATCTACCTCTATGCTTACACAGACCACGA